AAACAAATTGTCAAAGAAACATTTTGAAACACATAAAGAATGGAAAGATTTTGAAAAAAGAATGTTAGATAGTGGTTTTGATAAAAATTATTTGAAAACAAGGGAAACTTTAAAATTAAGGAATAAAGTTCATGATGAAATATTGCATTATGTTGAGAAATATAATACAGATAGTTTAAGTGAAATTGTTGATGAATATATTCTTAGGGATGGAAAAGTTATCAGCGATATATGTATAAAAGCACAATATGGCAGTAAAAGAGAATTTTATGTTATGAATATGGGTGCTAAAGTGATGGCAAGATGTGTGGAAAGTTTTTTCAAAGAAATTTGTGAGCAATCAACAACAGAAATGATATCCACACCAGGTGACATTAAAATGATAAAAATTCAACAGATGGTTGATAGAGTCACATATCATGCATCAAAACATAATAATAAATTATATTACATAAATGGTGATTGTAGTAAATGGTCTGCTTCTGAGATGATGGAAACTTTTCTTGTAATTATGTGTGCATTTGAAAAAACTTATGGTGATTTATTCTTTTTCAAAAAATTAAAATATATAATATATTCGTGGATGAAAAAAGAAATACAAATACCTATTAGTCTTATAAGAAATGTTTTACCTATTTCAAAAATGACTCAATATCTCAATGAAACAAAAGATAAACATTTTCTGTTAAAAAGTAGTCAAAATTTCTTACAGGGAGTTTTCAATTATATGTCCTCTTTTAAAGCAGATGTCTGCAATAATTATGCAAGCAAATTATGGTCTGAGATTTATGATAAAGATAATTTTTATGCAGAATATATGGTCCATTCTGATGATTATGTTTGGTGTATTAGTTGTCCTAATGATGATGTTTATAAACAATTTAGAAGAATACAAAAATCAAGTATGAAATTATGTAATATTACAGATAGTTCTAAAAAAACAAATTGTCAAAATATATTCTTAGAGTTTGTATCGTTAATATGTTTTAATGGATCTTTAAACTATCCTACTATAAAAAAGACAAAAGAATGTTCATCATCTTTGCCATGTGATGATTATAAAACAGATTCTGATGCTGTCTGTTCAAGAACTGCAGAATGTGTAAGAGTTGGTTGTGATAATTATACTTCTTTTGTTTTCCATAGAATTCATATGTATTTGCTTCGAAAATTATATAGTTTACATATAGGAGGAAGAAATGAAATACCAAAAAGATTTGAAAC